TATTCAGACAAAGTAAAAGCAATTGTCTATCCACATTTATTCGGCAATATGTCAGATACGAAAGATATATTAGAATTTTGTAAAGAAAAAAATATTGCATTTATTGAAGATGCAGCTCAATCATTAGGTGCAAGTTTAAATGGTGTTAAAGCAGGATCAATAGGTGATATATCAACGTTAAGTTTCAACGCAAACAAAGTTATTGCTGGAATAGCAGGTGGTGGGGCTATACTTACAGATGATAAAAATAAGGCAGAGATATTTAAGAAATTAAGAAGACATGGCAATAATGAGATGTTAGGATATAATTCTAAAATGTTATTAATGAATGCTGAGTTTATTAATTTTAGATTAAAGAAAATGCAAGAATGGCAAATCAAAAGACAGGAAATAGCAAAACAATATGATGAACAATTAAAAGATTATGTAACTATTCAACAATCAACAAATGGTCTTAATCATAACTATCACAAATACGTTGTTAGATTTCAAAACAAAACAATAAGAAATTTGATTAAAGAAAAACTTGAGGCAAAAATACATTACGATAAACCTTTATCTGAAAACAAAATGTATAAAGACATAGAATATAGATCAGATAAAACTTATGCCAGTAAAATAATATGCGATACCATACTGTCACTACCCATTCATCCTTATCTGACAAAGAAAGAAGTGGATAAAATTTGTAATACAATTATTATAACATTAGAACATAAAAATAATAATTTTGTAAACGACATGAAAAAAATAATAGGTAATGAAATATTTGACAAAAGTTTACTTAAAGAAAATACTGAAGATATTTACGATTACATAGTTGAGAAAGCTTATCAATCACCCGACTATATAGAAACGATATCTTTTAAAAATAAAACAAAATTAAAAATAGCATTTAATAAATTTTATGAAAACATTACAAGAAATACAAGATAATTATTTAGCCATAGATTTTTTTCTATCTATGTCATGTAATAAAAACTGTCATTATTGTACAAGTTATACTTTAGAGATGAGAAATCTAACAGTCGATATGAATTTTTTAAAACAAACTTTAGATTATCTTAAAAATTATAAAATTAGAATATGTCTATTAGGTGGTGAACCTGGCCTTATTAAAAATTTAGATGATGTAATAAATGAAATAAAAAAATATCCTAACTTTATATGTTCAGTATTATCCAACTCATTTGTTCGTAAAAGATATCCACATATACTTGAAGATAAAGAAATACTATATGTTGAACATAATATATTAGATTTTTATGAAAATGAGGTTAAGAAGTTAGGCAATTTTGACTTTATACATGAAAATAACATGAATAATTATAATGTTGTTTTAAAGTCACCAAATTATTTAAAATACAAAGATAACCACAAAGACGTGTTAAAAAAATTAAATCATAAAAATACAATGTGGAAAGCATTTAATGGTAGATCAAAAGAATTTACAGATGTGGTACAGGCAGATGAGATTGATCGTAAAATGTGTGCAGCTTTTCCCATGGTGCCGGTTATTGATTTTGAAAAGAAACATATTGTACATTGTAGTAAAAAGTTTGCTAACAATACCGAACTATCTAAAACATTTGAACTGACACAAGAAAATATTGATAAGATGATGAACTTTAGATTGTTTAAATATGAAAACTACTGTAAAACTTGTACTGAATGGGTGCAACCAAAAGGACATTTTCCAATGAGAAAATATGCAAAATTATTAAATGAATAAAAATTACACACCTGAGATTAATTTTTTTAACCGTAGATCAATAAACTTAGATATTACACATAGATGTGCTTTAGAGTGTCCTAGATGTCAAAGATACAGGTATTACACCATACACGGTAAAAAGGTTCCTGGTGTAGATATGTCTTTAGAAAATATAAAAAAAATTATATCTTTTTTTAAGATAATTACATTTTGTGGTCAATACTCAGATGCTGTTCATCATCCTAAATTTATAGAAATTTTAAAATTATTACATGATAATGAGATATGGTGTGGTGTTCACAACGCCTCTTCGGCAAAACCATTAAATTGGTATATAAAGGCTTTTAATTCTCACCCTACAGCAGAGTGGGTATTTGGTATAGATGGATTGCCTGAAGAAAGTCACAAATATAGAATAAACCAAGATGGAAAAAAATTATTTAATATCATGTTAGAGTCTAAAAAATATTTAAAAAAAAGACCAACTTGGCAGTACATCATATTTAATTATAATGAAAATAACATTGAAAAGGCTAAAGAGATTGCAAACGCAAATGATGTTAATTTTATGACAATTAATTCTTCCAGATGGCTGTCAAAAACAGATCCTATGAGACCTATAAACCCAAAATTAAGCTTTGATCCAAAATGAAAAAATTAAAACCAAAATGTATTAGAGGTGAAATACAAGTAGCAATGACAAATAGGGGTGAGTTAATACCATGCTGTTACTTAGACACAATTTACAGTTTGAATACACCTGAAATAAAAAAACTATTGAAGGTTAGTAAATTAGATGATGTTGAAAAGATAGAAGAAATTATATTTTCAGACGAATGGGTAGAGTTTAAAAAAAACTTAGAAAATGATAAAGGACCACCTGGATGTTTTCATGTATGTGGTACACACCACAAAGAAAACAAAACTAAAAAACTAACTACATATTATAAAGGAAGAGAATTGAGCAAACAAGAGGTGTAATAATGAATATATTTTCCGTTGCATTAAATTTACATGACCATAATACATACGATGGTATGTTACACAATCAAAGAGAACGTCATACTAGATTCAAACATAATCTACCTTATCACGCTGAAGCATATGCTCATCAATCAGACATTTTAAATCCTGCAGACTATCGTCTAAATAACGAGTTTGTAAAACAATACTGGAAAAAAACAAATGATGTTTTAGCCTTCACCTACACATATGGTGGTGTTAGAATGTGTAGAGATATGTTACCACAAGATGTTTTTAATTATGAACCTAAAAAACTATGGGATCATTATTACAAAGACGGCATTTATTTTATAGATCACCATCAATCACATGCAACTTATGCCTTTATTAATTCAGGTTTTGAACAATCAGATATACTAGCAATTGATGGAATAGGATCAAAATATAGGTGTGTATTTTTTGATAAAGATAAAAACTTAATTGATTTATCTGATAAGTTACCTATTGGGTGGCTATGGAATCATATGTCTAATTTAACTGGTTTTGGCACACTTGGTGCTAGTAAACTAATGGGTAAAGTTGGTTATGGAAAATTTAGTCAATACTATTACAATGTGTTTGAAATTATACTTGATGGTCCTATTACTGAAAAGAAACAAAAACATTTTAAAAGAATAGACCTTTCTAATATAGATGATTTAGCTTACACACTTCAAAAAATTACTTTGGATAGATTAAAAGAACATGTGTATCCATTAAAAAGTTGTGATAATCTTTGTATTGCAGGTGGTGTTGCTTATAACGGATATATGAACGAAGAATTTACAAAGCATTACAGTAATGTATTTGTGCCACCCGCTGTAGGTGATGAAGGGCAGGCAATAGGCACGTATCAGCATGCTGACTACATATTAAATAACAATGTTCATAAATCAGAAACGTTTGCTGGCAAACAATATGAATATAATGAAGGTGAAGAAGTAAACTATAAAGAAGTTGCACAGGCAATAGCTGATGGTAAAATAGTAGGTTGGTTTCAAGGTAAATCTGAAAGTGGTAATCGTGCATTAGGTAATAGAAGTATATTGGCCGATCCTCGTAACCCCAATATAAAAGATATTATTAATCATACTATAAAGATGAGAGAAGACTTTAGGCCATTTGCACCTGCAGTATTAGAAGAACATTATAAAGAATATTTTAATACAAGATTGCCTAGTCCATATATGTCACGTATATGTAAAGTTAAATCAGATAAAGTGCCAGGTATTACGCATGTTGATGGTACTGCTAGAATACAAACTGTAAATAAAAACTTCAATGAGAAGTTTTATAATATTATAAATGAATTTTACAAAATAACAGGTATACCTATGTTATTAAACACAAGTTTTAATTGTCAGGAACCTATAGTAGAAACACCTGAACAAGCAATAAGAACATTTAAAAGAACAGAATTAAATATGTTAATTATAAATGATAAAATACTTAAAAAATGAAACATTTTGATTTATTAGAGCAAAAAAGAAAACACGTTAAAACGTATAGTAAAAAAATACCATCTAAACAAATTATAGATGAAGCATTATGGAAAGCGTGGAAAACATCACCATCAAAAAATAATGCAATGGCGTATCAAGCATTGATATGGGGGCCAGACAAAGACTTACACAAAGAGGCAATACATAGTTTGTGTGTTAAAAGTCACAAAGATGCTGAAGATAGAGCTGTTGAAGGTGGTTTAGCATTTATAACTCAAGGAGGTGTAGAAAATCCATACTATGCTCATGTAAAAAATAACCCTTATTTAATAACAATACATAGTAGAGTTTCAACACCAAATAAATTTTATCAAAGACAAGTTGATGAGGGACATTTTTACGATCAAGGATTTGAAAGTCATATAGAAAAAATAATTGATTCAGTATCAGTTGAAGTGGGCATTTTTGCAGCTAATTTAACAAATTATTTACTTGAGTCAGGTGTTGATATGTCTTATAATTCATGTTTTCGGCGTGACGTAAAATCTTGGCATGATGTTGGATTAAAAATGGTTAAAACTAGACCTATATTAATGATAAGTGTGGGATATGCTGAAAGATATAGAAAAGAAGATTTAATAGATTGGAAAATGGAAAAAGATGACATTAAACCTAATAGTGATGATATAATAAAATGGATTTAAAATTATTAAAAAATATAATGGAAGAAGTTAGAGAGAATAAAGATTTATTAGACTCTCTAAGTCCTAATCAATTTAAAACAAAATTAAAAGTTATAAATTATATTAAAAATCTTAATATTTTAAATGAAAATTCTGAAATAATAATTTTTGGTTGTTGGTATGGTAGCATTTTAATACCTGGTTTTTACAATGACGTAAAAAGAATTACTGGTTTAGATTTAGATCAGAAAGTTATTAGTAAAGCTAAATTTAAATTGTTTAATCATTGTAATAATGTTGATTTTATAACCACAGACGTTTTTAAATGGGCAGAAAATTCTAGTAGAATTAAAAAAACAAATTTAATTATTAATACCTCATGTGAACACATGAAACCTATGAAAGAACTAAAAATATTAAATGAAATAAATTCTTACTTTGCATTTACTTCAAACAATATGTTTAATATAGAGGGTCATATTAATTGTGTAAAAAATATTGATGAATTTGAAAAACAACTACCAAAAAATGCTAAAGTTTTAATAAGAGATAAAGTAATTGATGAGAGAGGAACAAGATTTATACTGATAGGAAAATTATGAAAAAAGTAATATACAGTATATATGTTGATATTCCAGCAAAAGAACATTATGGTAAATCTAAAAATAAGTATGATACAACAGATAAAGCAAATATTACAGTTAATGCTTTTAAAAAACATTATAAAAAACTTGTAGAAACAAAAAAAGTTTATGCTAATCTTGTAGGTGCTGATTATATTATGTATGAGTATGATGATGAATATAAGTCATTTGAAAAAAACTTAAACAATAATTTTCCACAACTAACTGGTTATGAAATAATAAACTTCTACAAAATACATTTACTTTGTGAGTTATCTAAAAAATATGATGAGATATTATATTTAGATTTTGATGCTGTGCCTTTAACAAATGAGTCTTTTTTTGAAACATGGGATTTATCTAAAGGCATCTGTGTATATAATAATAACGATCAAGTTGTAAAAAATAAAAATATAAACCATAGTATAAGAAGTCCATCTGCTAAATATTTTAATTGTCAAGCTATGTTATTAGAGAATGGATTTAGTCCTAAAAATGATGTAATTAATACAGGAATTATAGGCGCTAACAAAGAACATATTTTTAAATTAAATTATTTTGATGACTTTAATAATATTATAAAACTTATGACAAGACTAAAGGATAACAAACATGATATATATCCTCAAAATATATTAGATATGTTTAGATATGATAATGAAACAATTTTTTCTTATAAGTCTATCGTAAATGATGTAAAATTACAATGGTTAGATAATAAATGGCATTACTTTTTTGACACACAAAAGTTCATACCAGACGATACAAAAATAGTTCATTGTATTTGTAAAGATTTTGATGCAGTATGGAGAAAGTATGCTTAAAATTTGTACTGTATATTTTGAAGGTTTTTATAAACCAGATTATGTAACAAAACTTTATAGAAGTTTAAAAAGAAACAGCACTATTCCTTTTGAGTTTATATGTTTAAGTGACAACAATGACATTGAAGCTGATGTTATACTACCTTACAATCATAATAGTAACATTAAAAAACATTGGCATAAATTAAAGTTTTTTAGTCCACAATTTGCAAATCAAAAAAAAAATGATGATATTATTGTTATGGATATAGATCAAATTATTGTGAACAATATAGATAATTTATTAAATTTTCCTGTATCTGAAAATGAATTAGTAACTTATGATGTATGGTGGAATAAAAAAAACAATCCGTTTGCTGATAAAGTAATATTACCAATTAATGGTGGATTTTATAAATTTAAATCAGGTAGTTTAAAATTTATATGGGATGAATTTTCACTTAATCCAGAGTATTGGCAATTACACTATTATAATAAGGGTGAAGTTCACTTTAAATATTATGGTGAACAAAATTATGTAAATTGGAAAGTAGAAGAACACAAATGTAAAATAACTAAATTGCCTGCTGAATGGTTAGGTAAATATTCTTCAAACAAAAAAGAAAATATACATCTCAACAAAATTTATTCAAAAACATTTAAAACAGATTATATGTTTTTAGATGATGTAAGTGAAAAATTAAAAATTATACATTTTACAGGTGTTGGTAAAAATATACATGATGAAAATAAACAATTTATTAATAAATATTGGTATGTCTAACATAGAAAAAGAAAAAGAATATATAAAAAAAATACAACAATGCCAGAGAAACTGGGATTATTCAAAAGAAATACCACAAGAACATATTGATTATCTATTATGGGTGGCTCAGAACGCACCATCGAAACAATATGAAGCTTACTATGACATCTATTATGCTAAAGATAGAAAAGTAATTAAGGAATTATATAACTATACATGGGGTTGTACTCACTCCGGAAGTTTTAACAATAAACCACCTGCCACTTGGCGTAATCCTCAAATGAATGCTAATTTATATATTTTATTTGTTATAAAGGATCCACCTACAAGTCAAAATTCTATGAATGATGGTTCTCCTGCACCAAAAAACTTTGGTCCAAGATGGGAAAATGGAATATGCAGTGTTGGTATAGCTTTAGGATTAGTTATGAGAGCAGCTGCAGAATTAGGATATGCAACGGGATGTAATAAAAGTAATAGTATGGGCCCTGATTGTGATTTTTATTGGGAAAGAAAACTTGGTATATTTGATGATGTTATTAATGAAAAGAAAAAAATGTTGTATGGTATAGGTATAGGTTATCCACAAAAAAATAAACCTAGAAACGAATCTGATGACTATGAATTAGCAATAGGATCTGCCAATGGACACAATTTAACTTTTCATAGAGAAGATAGAGATATAAGAGGTTGGAGATTCAGAAAGGTAAAGATTGTAGATATTAGAGCATCTAATAAAGCAAAAGATCCATATGGTAATATACATGATCTTCCTGAAAAACCAATTATATTAACTAATACACAGCATAAGCGTGAAATAAAATGTATAGAAATTAAATGAGAATAATTTGTTGTAGATTTGGTGATAAGTTTACTCAATGGCACGTTGATAACTTAAAACATATGATAGATCAATACTCTGGTTTAAAGTATGATAGCTTTGAAGTTATAGAAGATGATCTATATGGAAATTGGTTTAACAAGTTTCAAATGTATGATAGATTCCGTGATGATGAAAATCTATACTTTGATTTAGATGTCGTTATATATGATACATTGCCTAATCTTATAAGAAAAGATTTTACATTATTAGATGACACATGGTGGAGAGAAACTGCTCACACACCTCTCAATTCATCAATAATTTCTTGGAGTGGAGATGTGTCTTATATATGGGACAAGTTTAAAAAAGAAGATTACTTTTACGTTACTAACTACACAAAAGGCAGTGATGAATGGTATTGGAAATTTATTGATTATAAAACATATGGTAGAATATGTCCATCAATAAAAGATTATCTATATCAAAAACCATCACAATTTAGTATTTGTACATTAGGCCAAATGCATCATCTACAAGAAAAAGGATGGACAGGTTGGTATAGTGATTATTTTATTCCTCACAAATAATTTTTAAAGCATTTAATAAAACTTCTGGTTTTTTACTACCTGCTCTTATTTTTTTTTTTATTTCAGTATTTTGAGAATCTCTTATTTTATCAACCTCAAATAATGCTAGTTTTAAAGCAAATAATTGATCTTCATTACTTTCATCTTTTACAATTACCTTTAACATATTTGTAAAATATTCTTCATTATTGATATTGTCTGAAATTAGACCATCTCTTTTTGCAATTCTAATCACCTCTTCTTCATATTCACGTCTTTCGTCTTTCTTTTTCTGATAAGTGTTCTCGTGTAGTTGATCTAATGATATATTTTTTATAAGTATTCTATACTGCTCGTTATTTTCATCAAATGGTGTTATTTCAGTAAACACACTTTTTTGATCCTGTGATCTAACAACCATTTCTATATTTTTTCTTTCATTATCTATGAAATAAGCATTAATTAAATTGCCTTTTAAAAATTCTTCAGTTAACATTTTTGTTCTCCTTTATATATTCAAATAAATTAATAGTTGGCATCCAACCTATATTATATAGTAAAGTATTATCAGCCTTATTATCTAATCGTTCAAACATATTTCCCACAACATGTTTGCAATTAATTTTAAAATAATCTACTATATCTAAAAGTTTATTTGTTACACCTGTACCAATATCAGTTGCTCCAACTAAATTAGAGTGTATCAAACTATCTATCGCTCTCACTAAATCGTTAACATGTATAAAATCTCTACTGTGATTTGTGTTAATAAAAGGAACATCATTTCTTAATATTCTTGGTATTAACATACTTTCTCTAGCATTAGGACCATATACAGTTGTAAATCTCATACCTAAACTGTTTGCATGTGCTACTTGTTCTAAACCATATTTACTCATTGCATATGGATTTCTCCAAGGCTCATGTGCAGTTGATGAACTAGCGTATAAGATTCTTGTGTCTTTAAAATAATCAAAAAGTCTTTGACCTGCAATTACATTTTGCTCCCAGTATTCTGTAGGTCTTTCTAAACTATCTCTCACACCCGACAGACCAGCAAGATGTATAACTAAATCTACATTATACT